CCTCCTTGAGATCCGTCCCATGTCCATCAACAAGCTCCAGGGGCTTCAAAACAAGATATCCACCGTGGATGAATGGCTGTCCGGGGATACCCGGGAGGACGTTATCGGCGCTTTGGAGCAGGGTGCCACCAAACTGGAGGACTATCTGATCCTTGCCATCAGCTCTGAGGGCACTGTCCGGAACGGCAGCGGCGATACAATCAAAATGGAACTGATGGACATCCTCAAAGGCGACTATATTGCCCCACACATCTCCATCTGGTATTACCGGCTGGACTCAGTGGACGAGGTTCCAAACCCTGAGATGTGGGTCAAGGCCAACCCCAACATCGGCAAAACGGTTTCCTATGAGGCCTATCATTTGGACGTCGAAAGGGCCGAAAAAGCCCCTGCCGCCAGGAACGATATCCTGGCCAAGCGATTTGGCATCCCGATGGAGGGCTACACGTACTATTTCACCTATGAAGAAACACTTCCACACCGGAAGCGGGACTTCTGGCAGCTGGCCTGCTCCATGGGCGCCGATCTTTCGCAGGGCGACGACTTCTGCGCATTCACCTTTTTATTCCCTTTGCCCAATGGCGACTTTGGTGTGAAGACCCGGAACTACATCACATCGCTGACCCTTAAAAAACTGCCGGCCGCCATGCGTCAGAAGTATGACGAATTCATGGAGGAGGGCAGCCTGATCGTTCTGGAAGGAACGGTCCTGGACATCATGGAGGTCTATGAGGACCTTGACAATCACATCACAGAGCGCGGATACGATGTCCGCAGCTTTGGCTTCGACCCGTACAACGCCAAGGACTTTGTGGCCCGCTGGCAGTCGGAGAACGGCCCGTTCGGCATCGAGAAAGTCATTCAGGGTATGAAAACCGAGTCGGTTCCTCTAGGAGAGCTGAAAAAGCTGTCCGAGGAGCGGATGCTGCTGTTTGATGAGGCCCTGATGACCTTCGCCATGGGCAACTGCATCACCCTTGAGGATACGAACGGCAACCGCAAACTGTTGAAGAAGCGGTACGACCAGAAAATCGACGCCGTCGCGGCCATGATGGATGCTTATGTGGCGTATAAATTGAATAGAGAGGCATTTGAATAAAATGTGGGAGTATAAACAAACTGCGCAAAGTAATTACTTAGAACACTATGGTGTTCTTGGTATGAAGTGGGGGGTCCGGAGATACCAGAACACGGATGGAACGCGCACAAAAGAGGGGCAGAAAAAAGTAGCGGACAGCCTGAACAAGGATTTGACCGAGGCAAATTTCGGAAGGGACGCTGCCCGAAACAAATACGTAAAGGAAGCCATCAAGAAGGTCACCCCGCTTGCCAAGGATGTCGAAGATAAGCGGAAAGCAACCAAAAAAGAATACGACAAGTTCATCAATGACAAAGTGGCGGTAAAGAAAGGTGTCGAGGAGGAGCATCAAAAACTCATGAAAGAGATTGATGAGCTGACCGACCACTCCCCCGAAAGCAAGCAGCAAATCAGAGAATTGTTTGACGGCATGAAGACCGCTGCCCTGCAGCAGATGTCAAAGAATGACAGGCGGTATCGGGGGAATGAACTGGTCCAGAGGGCGCTTGGCAAACACGCCCAACAATCACCGTCGATCGAAAAAGCCGAAAAGGAGTATCGCGATGCCCTCGATAATTACCGCAACGGCGTAACGAATACCGTGAATGCGATGCTTGGTGAATACGGAAGCACCACGATGAAGAACCTGAACGACTATGGCGGGAGGTTTGACAGAAGCGCCGACCATTCTTTGACCCTGGCAATCGACGGTCCGATGCATGACAAGTACAAATTCTACTAAACACCAATGATAAACAGAGAGGCATTTGAATAACATGTGGGAGTATAATAGTCCACGTTCCAGTGAAGAACTTTATCACTTTGGGGTTCTTGGAATGAAGTGGGGGGTTCGAAAATCTGATGAGGAACGTCTGGATGCCTATAAAAAAAGAGAATCCGGAGAAGTAAGAAGGATTGCCTCAGAACGGATAGCTAAAATTAAGAAAAAAGATGACCGTCTGGCAGAAAAACATACTAGACGAGCCCAGAAACTTACTGACGAACAGTATCCGGACGACAAAAAGCTACGGAAAATTGAACAAAAATCCTATGCGCAAAGAGCTAAGGCCAAAGCTGTCGCGGATCAAATGTTATTTGAGTTATCCGGGTTGGGAAGATATACGCTTAAAGACGTTTCACGTGAAAAAATACGTGTCGGGTCTGCCCTGGCAGCGGGCGCTATTACCACAATTGGGTCAGCTGCTTTGCTTTTTACAGGCACTTCCAATTTTGCAGTCGGGTTCGTTCCTAATACCGAGAGAATGAAAACAAAATTACGAATTGCAAAGCTTAATGAGGGAATCATACCACGCCCTTAACATTTAAAATGATTTAAAAATTTTAGGAGGAAACATAAATGGTAGACCCTATCCATAACTTGTCCTATCGGGAACTGCAGGTGTTCAACTTCTCCTCCCAGGAGATCGACCCGAACATCCTTTTGGGCAACCGGTTTCAAGACGCGTTGCAACTCATTCTCGCTTCCGAGGTGGAGGCCGGCACGCCGGTAAATGCCGTCGCCGCGACCGCTACGCTGGACATCGCCGGTGTTGTTCTGGACGGCGAGATGTTCTCCATCGATGATGACATCTACGAGTTCTGCGCGGACGCCGCACAGTCTCTGACCTATCCTGGCAACATCGCGGTAGATATTTCCAATCACACGGCCCCGTCAACTGGAACGATGACCATGGACACTCAGCCCATCTCCGGCAATACCCTGACCCTTGGGACCAAGGTTTATACTTTCGTTCCCATCGGGACCGATACCGCTGATGGCGAAGTGTCCATCGGGGCTGATCTAACCGAAGCCCAGGCGAACCTGGTTGCGGCCATTAACGGCAGGGACGGCATCAGCCTTCCTCATCCGCTGGTTTATGCGGGCGACTTTGCCGCCGATGATTGCGTAATCACCGCTCTTGTTGGCGGCGCGGCTGGCGACCTGATTGCCACGACCGAAACCTTCACCGCTCCCACCAACATCTTTGTCGCGAATAATCTCGGCAATGGTGCAGACTGTCTTGCCGCCGACGCAGTGACAGCTCTTGTTGCCGCCATTACTGCGTTTGACACGGTCGGCGTCGGGGCGGCTGATGGCGCAGGAAACACTGTTGTCCTTACCGCCGATGTGGCTGGCGTGGCCGGAAGCGCCATTCCAGTCGCCACCAACATCGCCAACGCCTCGTTTGTCAACGCTGTTGTCCGCCTCGCTGGCGGTGTGGACGGCACCGTGGCCGAAGGGGTCAAGTTCATGGCGGACGACACCTGGTTGTATGTCTGCCCTTCCTACAATGAGGTGTCCGGAGCCAACTGGCGCAGGATCGCACTCGGAAACGTGTTTTGAGCTATTTGACTATGTTTTGAAGGAGGTGACGACCGGCTATGGCATTATCCATTGGCTCCAGGCTGAAACATGCCTGGAGCGTTTTTCTTAATCGAGACCCCACCCCCCATTATCAGAACGTCGGCGTCGGATATTCCTACCGCCCTGATCGGGTCGGGTTCACCAGAGGAAACGAACGATCAATTGTTACCTCCGTGTACAACCGAATCGCCATGGACGCGGCGGCCATCAACATCCAGCATGTCCGCCTTGATGAGAACGAGAGGTTCCTTTCCACTATCAAATCGGACCTCAACACCTGTCTGACGCTGGAAGCCAATGTGGACCAGACCGGCAGGGCATTCATTCAGGATGTCGTGATGTCCATGATGGACGAGGGCTGTGTGGCTATTGTTCCAACGGACACAACGATAAACCCAACCGTTTCCTCATCCTACGACATCCAATCCATGCGCACCGGAAAGATCCTCGAGTGGCATCCGGCGCATGTTCTGGTCCGTGTCTATAACGAAAAGACCGGGAACAAGGAGGATGTGATGGTCCCCAAGAAGATGGTGGCCATCGTTGAAAACCCCCTATATGCCGTGATGAATGAGCCGAACTCCACGATGCAGCGCCTTGTCCGTAAGATGAACCTGCTGGATGTGGTGGACGAGCAGTCGAGTTCCGGGAAACTGGACCTCATTATCCAGCTGCCCTACATCATCAAGACCGAGGCCCGCAGGCTTCAGGCGGAAAACAGGCGCAAGGACATCGAAGATCAATTGTCCGGTTCCAAGTATGGAATTGCTTATACGGATGGTACGGAGCGGATCACCCAGCTGAACCGCCCCGTCGAGAACAACCTGATGAAACAGATCGAGTTCCTGACGAGTATGCTTTACAGCCAGTTAGGCCTCACCCAGACCATCATGGACGGTTCCGCCGACGAGAAGACCATGCTGAACTATTATCACCGGACGATCGAACCCATCCTTTCAGCGGTCGTGGATGAGATGAAGCGGAAATTCCTGACCAAGACAGCAAGGTCCCAGTATCAGTCCATCGCCTTCTTCAGGGACCCGTTCCGTCTGGTTCCGGTGAGCAACTTGGCGGAAATCGCTGATAAGTTCACCCGGAACGAGATCATGACTTCCAACGAGATCCGTCAGGTCATCGGGATGAAACCGTCAGAGGACCCGAAAGCAGACATGCTGATCAACAAGAATCTCAATCCAACAGAACCCATGGAGGCGCCGGTCCCCAAAGAGGACTCATCCGCCAACGAGTCTTTGACAAAACTTTAGAAAGGTAAATTAAATCAAAATGGAAAAAACTTTTGATTTCAGCGGATGGGCTACCCGTAACAACCTGAAGTGTTCTGATGGTCGTGTGATCATGAAGGACGCTTTCAAGCACAACGACGGGCAGATCGTTCCGCTGGTATGGAACCATCAACACAACGACCCCATGAATGTCGTGGGACATGCCAAACTCGAAAACCGTGAGGAGGGCGTCTATGCCTACGGCACCTTCAACGGCACTGAAAACGGTATCACATCCAAAAACCTGGTGCTGCACGGCGATATCACCGGGCTCTCCATCTACGCGAACCACCTGAAACAGCAAGGAGCCAATGTGCTTCACGGAGCAATTCGGGAAGTCAGCCTGGTCATGGCGGGCGCCAACCCCGGCGCTTTTATTGACTCTGTCATCGTTCACAGCGAGGGTTCCGAACAAGAACGTGAGGAGGAAGCAATTATTTACTCTGGAGAAAACATCAGTCTTGCCCATTCTGTCGAGGGCATTGACGAAGCAAAGCCGGAACCCAAGGCGGCCGACAGCAAGCCTGAATCGGAGGAAACCGTTCAGGACGTATTCAACACCCTGAGCGACAAGCAGAAGACGGTCGTCTATGCAATGCTCGCCGAAGCCATGAAAAATTCAGAAGATGATGAAAACAAAGAGGAGGAACCCGACGTGAAGCACAACGTTTTTGACAATGATTCCGAGGAGACCAAGGAGAACGTTCTCCAGCATTCCGAGATGATGGCGGTGATCGCCGACGCCAAGCGCTATGGCAGCCTGAAGGAGAGCGCGATTGCCCATGGCATCAATGACATCGACTGGCTGTTTCCGGAAGCCAAGAACCTGAACACCCCGCCCGATTTCATCAAGAGGGAAATGGGCTGGGTCAGCGACGTGATGAGCGGTGTCCATCATACCCCATTCAGCCGCATCAAATCCATGTTCGCCGACCTGACCGAGGCAGACGCCCGTGCAAAGGGCTATGTTAAGGGCAACCTTAAACTTGAGGAGGTCTTCGGCCTTCTTAAGCGCACCACTTCCCCGACCACCATCTACAAGAAGCAGAAGCTGGACCGCGATGACGTGATCGACATCACGGACTTCGACGTGGTTGCCTGGCTGAAGAGCGAGATGCGGATGATGCTGGACGAGGAAATTGCCCGCGCGGTCCTTGTCGGAGACGGCCGCAACAACGCCTCCGATGACAAGATCAACGAGGCCAACATCCGTCCGATCTGGACAGACGCAGACCTGTACACCATCAAGCATCCGATCGAGGTCGCCGTCGGCGCAACCGCCGCCCAGAAGGCAGAGGCCATCGTCGATGAGGCCATCCGGTCCAGAACCAACTACAAGGGATCCGGCAATCCGGTGTTCTACACCACCGAAGGCCAGCTGACTGAGATTCTGCTTCTGAAAGACCTGAACAAGCGCGTCATTTATGACAGCGTTGACAAGCTTGCCACCACGATGCGCGTCCGCAAGATCGTGACGGTTCCCGTGATGGAGAACTTGACCCGCGTTGACGGAGTTAATACCAAGACTTTGGTGGGGTTGATTGTCAACCTGGCTGATTACAACATCGGCGCTGACAAGGGCGGGGCTGTCAACATGTTCGACGATTTTGACATTGACTACAATGCCCAGAAGTACCTGATCGAGACCCGCTGTTCCGGTGCTCTGATCAAACCCTATTCCGCTATCGCGCTGGAACTGTACGAAGCGTAATCACTGAGGTGAAAGAATGGCAAAGTTTTATGGCGCGGTCGGCTATGCTGAGATGGTCGAAACATCACCAGGAGTATGGGAGGAGACCATTACCGAGCGAGATTATTATGGGGATGTGACTAAGAACAACCGACGGTTGGAGAATGGCGAGTATTTCAACAACGATGTTCTTATGAACAATCTCATAAGCATCGTAGCGGATCCATATGCCGTACAGCATTTCTTTGCCATTCGCTATGTCAAATGGATGGGGGCCTCCTGGAAGGTAAACAATGTTGAAGTTCAGCGCCCCCGTCTAATCTTGACGATTGGAGGAGTATACAATGGCCCCCCGCACTGGCCTACATGACCTATTAAGCGGCATTCTTGCATCTTTCGGCGTCTGGCTGTGGGATACCTTGGACTTTGACGCCGACAAT